AAGACGGAGGCGGTGGGCGCCACGCCCGACGCCATGCGCGAGCTGACCGAGGCGCTGCTGCAGCAGGCGGCCGACAAGGCGAAGGGCTGACGCCACTTGCCGAACCGGCGCACCGGCCCTACCATAGGGGCCAGTGAGCACAGCCGCCATCATCCCAACGCTGAACGCGCAGCAGCAGGCGTTCGCCCTGTGGCAGCACCAGTGGGCCAACACGGCGCGCCCGAACCAGATCCCCGAGCTCGTGTCGCCGCCCGGCTTCGTCGAGATGGGCTACCTCGCCGGGCGCGGCTTCGGCAAGACGCGCGTCGGTGCAGAGTGGCTGGGCCGCGCCACATACCTTGACGGCGCCGGCTTCGACAGCGCGGTCATCGCGCCGACCTATCAGGACGTCAAGTTCACGTGTTTCGAGGGCGAGTCCGGCCTGCTGTCCGTCATCCCGCCCGAGCTGATCAAGGCGTACAACAAGAGCGACCTCGTCATCGAGATGTACAACGTCGCCGGCGGCGTGTCGTCGATCCGCGGCTTCACGGCTGAGAAGCCCGAGCGGCTGCGCGGCCCGCAGCATACTCGCATTTGGGCGGATGAGCTGGCGGCGTGGATATACGACGACGTCTGGGACATGGCCATGATGGGCCTGCGCCTCGGCCAGCACCCGCAGGCGCTGTGGACGACGACGCCCAAGCCCAAGGATCTGGTGCGCAAGCTCGTGGCCAAGAAGCCGGGGCGCGTGATCGTCACCGGCTCGACGTACGACAACAAGGCGAACCTGCCCGACAGCTTCTTCGACCAGCTGGCGCAGTACGAGGGTACGACGCTGGGCCGTCAAGAGCTATACGGCGAGCTGATCGACCCGGAAGAGAGCGGCATCGTCAAGCGCAGCCAGTTCAGGCTGTGGGCGCACGACAAGCCGCTGCCGCGCTTCGACCTCGTGGTCATGTCGCTCGACACGGCGTTCACCGAGAAGACCATGGACAAGCGCAGCGGCGACCCCGACCCGACGGCGTGCAGCGTGTGGGGCGTGTTCACCTTCGAGAAGCGCACGAACATCATGCTGCTCGACTGCTGGGAGGACCACCTCGGCATGCCCGACCTGATCCGCCGGGTGAAGCGCGAGCTGAACACCGCATACGGCGACGACGAGGATCAGGCGCTCATCAAGCCGATGTTCGGTTCGGGCAAGCCGATCACCTCGGGGCGCAAGCCGGACATCCTGCTGATCGAGGACAAGGGCAGCGGCATCAGCCTGCGCCAGATGCTGGCCGAGGCGGGCATCGAGGCATACGCCTACAACCCCGGCCGCGCCGACAAGCTGTCGCGCCTGCACATCGTCAGCCCGCTCTTCGCCCAGCGCCGCGTCTGGCTGCCCGAGAGCGACAAGCGCGAGGGCCAGCCCCGCACGTGGGCCGAGCCGCTCGTGGGCCAGCTCTGCTCGTTCACCGGCGGGGGGTCGATCAAGCACGACGACCACGTCGACGCCTGCACGCAGGCCATGCGGCTGTGCCTCGACAAGGGCCTGATGAGCCTCGTCAACGAGGTGAAGCAGGACCGCGAGCGCGCCGAGCACGAGGCCCGGCGCAGCCACGCGCCGCGCATCAACCCGTACGCGCAGTGACGCCGGTGGACAAAAACACAATCTCCGTGGTAAACGCCAAGGCGAGCGCAACAGGGGCCTGCCGGTATGATTGACGACGACATGGAAGACGTGCTCGAGGGCGAGTACATGTCGCTGCCCGACGAAGACGAACTCGTCGAGGATACTCCCGACGGCGGCGCGATAGTCCGGCTGGACGAGGAGGAGACCGCCAAGGGCGAGGGCGAGTTCTACGCCAACCTCGCCGAGAGCCTGTCCGAGGGCGACATGAAGACGCTGGCCTCGGGCCTGCTCGACATGATCTCCAAGGACAAGGAGGCGCGCAAGAAGCGCGACGAGCAGTACGAGGAGGGCCTGCGTCGCACTGGCCTTGGCGACGACGCGCCGGGCGGGGCGCAGTTCGCCGGCGCGAGCAAGGTCGTCCACCCGTTGATGACCGAGGCGTGCGTCGACTTCGCCTCGCGCGCCATGAAGGAGCTGTTCCCGCCCGAGGGTCCGACCAAGGACTACGTGCCGGGCAAGCAGACCGAAGAGAAGCTGGCCAAGGCGCAGCGCAAGACCAACCTGCTCAACTGGCAGATGACGGTCCAGTGCCCCGAGGCGCGTGCCGAGCTTGAGCAACTCATGACGCAGGTGCCGCTTGGCGGCGCGCAGTACATGAAGCTGGGGTGGGACGAGAAGCGCAACCGGCCGACGTTCCTGTTCGTCGCGATCGACGACATGCACCTGCCCTACGCGGCGACCAATTTCTACACCGCGCAGCGCCGCACCCACGTCCAGTACCTGACGCAGCTTGACTACCGCGACCGCGTCAAGAGCGGCATGTATCGCGACGTGGACCTGACGCCGCCGGGCATGGAGCCTGAGCAGTCTGAGGCGGGCAAGGCAAACGACAAGATCGAGGGCCGCGAGCAGACGAGCTACAACGAGGACGGCCTGCGGATCGTCTACGAAGTCTACGTCATTGCCGAGATCGGTGACGACGAGGAGCCGTCGCCGTACATCGTCAGCGTGGACAAATCGACGGGCAAGGTGCTCGCGATCTACCGCAACTGGGACGAGGAGGACGAGACCCGCGAGGAACTGCAGTGGTTCGTCGAGTTCCCCTTCATCCCGTGGCGCGGCGCGTACCCGATCGGCCTGCCGCACATGATCGGCGGCTTGTCTGGCGCGGCCACAGGCGCGCTGCGTGCGCTGCTCGACGCGGCTCACATCCAGAACACGCCGGCGGGCCTCAAGCTCAAGGGCGCGAAGATCGGCGGCCAGTCCGAGGCCCCGGTGCCGGGCGAGATCAAGGAGATCGAGGGCGGCCTGAACGTCGACGACGTGCGCAAGCTGTTCATGCCGATGCCCTACAACGCGCCCTCGCCGGTGTTGTTCCAGTTGCTGGGCTTCCTGATCGACGCAGGCAAGGGCGTGGTGCGCACGGCGATGGAGGACATCGCCGACCAGAACCCGAACGCGCCGGTTGGCACGACACTGGCTAAGCTCGAGCAGGGCATGGTCGTCTTCTCGGCGATCCACAGCCGGCTGCACGACGCCATGGCGCGCATGCTGCGCGTCCTGCACCGCCTCAACGCCATGTACCTCGACGACGAGCGGCTGGAGAACGAGGCGGGCGAGGAGCTGGCCAGCCGCGCCGACTTCGAGGGGCCGCTCGACGTTGTGCCCGTCTCCGACCCGAACATCTTCAGCGAGACGCAGCGCTTCGCGCAGGTGCAGGCCCTCGCCCAGCGGGCGCAGATGCTCCCGCAGCTTTACGATGTGCGCAAGGTCGAGGAGCGCCTGCTCGCGACGCTCAAGGTGCCCAACGCCGACAGCCTGCTCGTGCCGCCCATGCAGCCCAAGGAGCAGAACGCGGTCAACGAAAACGTGGCGGCCACGCTCGGCCGCCCGATCATGGCCTTCCCCGAGCAGGACCACCTCGCGCACCTCGCGACGCACGTCTCCTACCTGATGTCCCCGACCTTGGGCCAGAACCCGCTCATGGCTCCGGCCTTCATCCCGACGATCCTCAACCACTTCAAGGAGCACATCGCGCTCTGGTACGCCACCGCCGTGGTCGAGATCAGCTCCGAGGCGCTTGGTCAGGACATCGGCGCGGTGATGAAGGAGCTTGGCCCGGACACCGAGGACCGGCGGGCGCTCGACCGCATGCTCGCCGAGGCGGCAGCCGTCGCCGCCGCGCAGAGCCAGCAGGTGTTCGCCAACATGCCGCAGATCATCCAGCAGGCGCAGCAGATCATGGCGCAGTTCCAGCCGCAGCCCGTGCCCGACCCGAAGGTCGCGCTCGAGCAGCAGAAGCTCCAGCAGCAGGCGCAGCTCGAGGGCCAGAAGCTACAGGTTGACGCGCAGAAGATGCAACTCGAGGCGCAGGAGAGCCAGCAGGACGCGGCCATGGAGGCGCAGAAGCTGCAGCTTGAGATGGCGGACACGCAGCAGGACAACCAGACGGACCTCGCCGAGCTTCAGGCCCGCGTCGCCATCGCCGCCCAGCAGCAGCAGGCCGAGGACGCGCGCAAGCAGGCCGAGCTTCAGGCGCGGCTGGCGATGAACGCCGAGGACAACGCCACGGCCATGCAACTGGCGGCGGCGGAGATTGCGAGCGGCGAACGGGTGGCTGTCTCAACAGGAACCGGCATAAACCCAAACCCGAACCAGTGAGGTAGACATGGCCAAGACACCGACCAAAAAGACACCGACCGAGAAGACCGCCGCGCCGCAGCCTGCGGCCAGCGACACCAAACCAGACACCAGCGGGCGTGCGCGCGT